AGTGGTAGGAAATAAGCTCCGGACGCACTATTTCTGTATGCGGGAACTGTACCCGTGACAAAACTATCCCACTCAGCCGTTTCCCAATTAAAGAATGTTGGGTCGTGGTTTCCTGCGGTCGTAGAGCTTAGAACAAAATAAGAAGGTGCGTTTTGGCTGTTAAAGACCTTCATGGAGAGGGTGTATTCTCCAGCGTTCGCGGCTAGATTATCTGAGGTGACGGAACTGGCGGGAGAAGACCCGGATGCCGTGACCCACAAACCCCAATCCAGTGGCGTTGAGCTATCATCGTTGAGTGATTTAGAAAAGAAGGGGTGGGTAGCTCTATGAGCGTTAGTGTTTGTACTATATGGGTTTAGATTGGTTGGGGTGTTAGTCGCACTATATTGACCTCCACCGTCTCTCATCCAGGTAGATAGAATATTGTAATTATTAGTTTGGGGCTTCGTCCTGGCTTTTGCTTTTAAACTATAGTTAAAGTTTGGTAGAGTGCCGGTGTCAGATAGGTAAGTTCCTTTGACGGCTAGTCTATAGGTTTTAGTTGGTTCCAGACCAACAAAATTTTGTACTAATTGAGTTTTAGCTGGTACATTAATACCATCTATCGAAGCGTCAATATCTGCCCTAGCCGTACCTGCTCCAGCCAGGGTGTCATATCTAGTTGCACTTAACGTTAGTCCAGAAAAGAGTTTCCCTGACTGTACACGTGCGCCAGTAGAACTAAGGCTCCACTTGGCAATACCACTATGGTCGTATACATAGGTTCTCCATCCAGCTAATGGACCAAAAGAAAAGTTTCTTATTAAGTAATAACAGAATCCGTTGGTGCCATCGCTTCGACCTGTTCCAGCTATACTAATCGTATACGTTTCTTGTTGGGCATCGGCTGGCAAAATAACCTGCACACCTTTCTGATACCATGTATCTTTTGCGTCATAGGAAACATTATAAGTGTTTCCGTTAGGTACCCAAATATCATTTTGAAGAGTAGTGCTTTGTTGCGTAAAGCTATACTCGTATCCATCGGAATCTCTCCTTAACGTAACTTGAAGAGTTCCACAATCAGCTGCTGCTGCTTCACCAGATACCATCGTATCAAAAGATAGCATTAGAGTTCGGTTATTGTCGTACTGACCGTTGGCGGCGGCTAATAGCTCAGGTTCAGTCGCTGTATTGCTCGCGAACGCAAAATGATTTTTATACTCATTTCCAAGATTGAACTTCTGTTCTATTTGGGCAGCGCCGCTAGAATCTAAATCAATAGAAGATGAATACAGGGCGACACCATCGAGCTGGGTTTCGCTAATTCTTTGTTGGTTTTTGGATAAAGGGAAAACTGCTCCATAATGGGAATTGTCCTCCCTATTTCCTGGGTCCTGTGAGTCTCTAGCGAGTGGGTTTAGTTGTCTCCATCCAGGAGTTTTATAAAGACCTGCTTGCGCACACCCATCAGCATTTCTAACTTCGGAAGACGGGAACTCTACTAGAATATCGAAATCATTATTTATTAATAGACTTTGGTGTTCCAGGAAGTTAGGGTTCCTTAGGATTTGGTGCCGTTCATCACACACCTCCAGACGGATAATATTAATATGGGGATTTACATAATTAAAATCCCATGGCGCAAAACTTTCATCTATAAAACCTACCGATGGGAAAATATACTCAACAAAATATTCGTTGTTTGATTGGAATACTTGGTCTCTCTCATTTCCGCGCAGACGGCACCTGAATTCATCTACTTCATAAAAATTCTTAAGTTTTATTGTGTGATATAAATCTTTATTATCTTTGTCTAGAACAACAAATCTTTCTGTAGAAAAATCATAGTACTCCAAGGGAATATCATTCTTTCCACGAGAAATACGAATATCCATAGTGGCATTATGGGCTTTACCATTGGTATAGAAGGTGTATACCCCGCCCATCTTCATCTCAGGAAGTCTTTGTCTGAGGGTTACTTGTTCTTGTCCAGCGACCAATTCAAATTTAGTAATATCAATCTCTCCCTCCGAGGTGATATCCGTTGTGTGCGTTACCATGCCCGCTGACATATCGTGCAGAAAATTGACGTTCCACCCCGACATAGAGTTCAGCGTAGGGTTAACGAGTAGGTTGGCGTCTACTTGGTTATCATATTTCCATTGGTTAAAGCCAATACTTGAGTAACAGTCCCACATCTCAAATACGGCATTGTCCGTTACGGGAAGCAGTTGGTAGTTCTCGGCAGAGGTCGCCATGCCGCTATACCAGAATCTGGAGTCTCTTTGAGAGTAACCTTCCTTGGCGCTTCCCAGGGACATGGCTTGGATTTGGTAGCTAGACACTGAGCTAACTCCAGGCTCCATAGAGGTGGGAGTCGCGCTCGGGTTTGGCATATAGGTCATTACGTCGGCAATAGTTTTCCTGAAACCATCAACGACCATATTAGAGCCTTTGTATAGACTCTTATGTTCATCTCCATAACTCTGGAAAATTTCTATATTACCTTTAATCATTTTCAATAAATCCGTAAACTCCGTTTGTGGCGGAATGACTTCCTCCCCAATATTCTAGGTATTCACTACGGCTTCCTCCTGATAGTAGGTAGGTTCCGGACGAATCTCTTGCGTCTCTAGAGGATTTGCTAATATTTAAACCGTCAAAGAAATCAAAGATGTCCACAAAATCCTTTTTGGAATAATCTTCCGCATAAACATTATAGCGCTTATTTACAATATCTACACCTAAAAGTGTGACTCCATTAAATTCCCCAGTTCTATCCATCTTTGCTACTTCCACATAATAAACAGTTTGGTTATCATGTACTGGACCAGCAGAAGCGAAGTAGCCACCCAGCGGACCATCCTTAGAGAGTGAGTGGTATTTAAGAGGGGTGCGGCTGTTATGAGTGTTGAACTCTAATACGTGTCGCGTAGGCTCAATAGAACTTCCGGGGAAGGTTAGTCTCTTCCACTGTCTGTCGTTAGAGGTTTCTTTTGAGTTGGACCAGGATTTTGCAACCCAGTCATAGCACCAACTTTTTGCGAACGAATTCCATCCGTTCCCTACAAAAGGTTTCGGGTCCGTTACAACTCTAACATATAGATTCTCATCAGGATAAGTTTGTGCGCCCGCAATTCTAGCAACTCGGGCATCAATACCTAATAGATATTCCTCATCCTTGAATAATTTATTTCCTTGTCTACCCGCAGTAATATTCGTAATACCCTGTTCATAATTTTCTATTCTAATATTTTTAATTTTGTATGGGGTAACACTACCTTTAAGTATAGCTGCGGGGGAAATGATTAACTCATAATTATCATTTTGACTAAATGTGGAGGAAGGCGTAATAACTCCTGTGAACGTACCAAAATTAGTCTCCGGTCGTACGGTACCGCTGGTCATAATGTTTACGAGGTTAGATGATAAAGTGCTATCTATATCCCTCCACTGACCAACTGTGTTTGTGGCATATTGTGTCGTTGGTTGTATCCATTGTTTATTTTGGGTTATGTTAAACAGTGCATAACTAAGTCTTTGGTTTGGGGAAACCGACGCACAAGACGCATCGACCGAAAGACGGTAAGAATTTGATGGGGTCAGCGGTCTTAGGTTGGCGGGTGTCTGACGCTCCGTCGTATTGACTACCGTCGCAAGGTTAGGGGTTTGGGCAGTTCCTAGTACCCCCGACATAACGCCAAGAGTTCCGGTTCCAGAAGTTCCTCCTTTACCTACTAGAACCACATAAGGAATTCCGCTACCAGCAGGGTCTATGAAATATGAATCTGAGGTGGGGTGGGATAAATGACCTGCTTGGTTAATTACCGGGGTTCTGTTTTCATCTTGAATTTGCCATCCAGCAATGGCTGACAGAGATTTGCTTCGTAAGGTTTGTAGGTCCTTCGGGGGAAACTTTAATTGTCCATTATAGGCGTAATTCATATTCCCATCTAAAGCGAACCTTGCACGTATAGTTTGGAACGGACTATCTGTTCCATGCTGTTGTACCATAGTGATTCCACTAGAAGAAATTGAATCAATATTGTAAGATGGATTAGATGGGTTGTTCCATACCGCAAACGCATTAATTCTCGGAGCCACAAAATCTATCCCTGACAGGAGAGTCCTATTAGATTGATAAAGCTCACTTGGACGCTCAAACACATCCAAAGTATTCTCGTATGTTCCATAAGCTCCTGCGGCTAATATTCCGTCAGTTAGAGTTGCATTGTTGCCTAAAGTGTTAAGATAAATATTATTCACCGTGGCGGGAGTAGCAACTACCGCGCTCCAGTCTGGGTTGAGAGAGGAGATAGAACCTCCATAGCTTCCCGGGAAAGATTTAGCCCCTAAGTTATTTTGTATTTTTCCCTTGATAGAGAAATTATGGTTAAACAGAAGAGGACCGAACACGTGGGCTAGTATATTGAATCCACCTGCGTACCTATCACCATCAACTTGGGTTTCCTGGTCCACCCAGCATTGAAGCTGTCTTCGGAATTTGTTATTGTAATCCCAGTAAAGTTTCTGTACGCCTGTTCCGAATTTGAAATTCTCAAATCCTTGGTCGGTAAATCTATACCATCTAGCATCCTTTCTTCCCCGTCTTATAAAGATGTTGGTCATAGCCCGCAGAATCTGAGAGCCAAAGACATCTCTAAGCTGATTAAAGCTAGAGGCATTGGGTTCGAAATCAGGGATAGCTCGTGCTGGGAAGAAAGATGATGCGTGGAACTCAAAGAACGGGGTTGCGGAGGTGTTGTAGTATGAGTATACCGACGATAGACTTCCGCTTGTATCCACGAAACTTTGGGAAGAGAAATTAAATCCTTTGGGTACGAAGCCGGGAAGGTTTAAGCCTCTTCCTTTGAGAACGGGTTGGAGTGCGCCCCCACTCATCCCGAACCAATCTGTAGCAATTGGCTGGTTGAGCCCCTGTCTATTTTGTGCCCATCCAGTAAATTTATATTTTAAATCTTTTCTTCTTCCTGCGGTTCTCCTAGCAATAAGCTTTTTAAGACCTAAATCATCCTCTGAGCCGCCGCCACTCCAGAAATATCCTTGAGGGGAAGTTCCTTTAGTTCCGTGTAGTGTAGCAGAGGGCAAGAACCTGCCATTCTGTGGATTGTAAACGCTGGGGAATACTCCAACTCCACTAAATGAGCCTCCTGCGCCCCACGCGCCTGGGAAAGCCGAGGCGGTATAGGTGCTATGGACTTGGTCCATGTCCGACTGGATAGTATTAACTACTTCTATGTCTTGTATTCCGGACCAAGCTACGCCAGGATTACCTTCGCCATCTTCTCTGGTACCGTAGTAATCGTCCACAATGCTAGACCCAACATAAATCTTATTCAGAGCGTGGAAAGGAGCGAATTGCCGGAACACATTGACAATGGTAGGAATTCCTTTACGTCCAATCTTCGTCTTCGCTACGTTTGTGAAATCATTAGAAGCGAAATCGATTGACGATGCGAAAAACTTTGAGTGCACTTCAGAAGATTTTGAGTTCCAAAAATCAAACACACTCATGCTATCCAGGTCACCGTTCTTAATTACACTTTCGTAGTTAAACGGAAGTTGTAAAGAAGAGGTCATAAACTTGAATGAGTTATTTGCGCCCCACCCAGGCTCGTTAATACCTTCTGCTTCTTTAATAGAAACAGAACTTAAAATATATTTAGCTACGCTATTCGCAGCGGTGGAAGACACTCCACATCCCGCTTCGTCAAATGTCCGTGCTAGAATAGACGATACGCTGCGAATGAAGTTGTCTATGTTTGGACCAATCTTGCAGTTCTGGTAAAATCTACTTTCCTCCCAGGGTGGTATTTGGAGGACGGCGTCTCGGTAGTAATACCCTGGCTGGGCTCCCCTACTAACTTGCTGTGCCCAATAAGCTGTTTCCTTATAGGGGATTCCGCCAATCTTTAAGTAGTTATACTGATAATTTAGTAATTCTAAAATTGCGTCTACCGCGAACCGTACGTTATTATCCTGATTTTGTGGGTCGTAATTGGTTACGGTTATAGGAATTCCCGACGCTTCTAGGGATTTAGTCCATGACGTTCTGAATGCTTTGTATACCTCCGGACTTTTTCCTAGGTCGGTCTCGGTTTTAAGCGTGTAGTATAGAAGGTTTGTAACATAAGATTCCCACAACTCTTGTAACCCAGATACAGCCGCGTTTGGAGTGTATACGGAAGACGGGATAACCATATTTACCGCATTCACAAGTGCCTGTCTTGTACCTTTTGCTTTGTAAAGGTAAATAGCCTGTCTAAGTTGGTCACGCCATTTGTCCGGGTCATCTGAGAAAAATGTCCACCCCAAATATCTTCCTAGGTATTGCAAAAATTCTTCGGGGCACTGCTCAATATCCAACAAGTATTGAATATCTCTGATAGATGTTTTTACATCATAGAATCCATACGCAAGTGCCTTGAGCATTTTACCCATGGGACCAGCGTTCTCCATCCTGCTTACATCAAGACCCAGAAGAGACGCGTTAACGATGTCTCTGAAGTATAACGAGTTGGGGTCGTCTTCATTTACCCATACACTAACAAGCGTGTCTAGTGCGCTTACAAGCTGTCCTCCGGAGGCATAGAAATTACCTACCTCACCTGGGTCAGGTGCGTATGTGGAAGAGGGGTTGTTAAACGGAACGGGGACAAACTTTTCACGCACAGAAGCCCATAAAGGGGAGTCTCCTTTGGTGTTCGTGTACATCCACTTAAATAAGTTTCGTACCCCATCAGAAGTTTTAATTCTCTTTCCGTAGTATAGGTTGTCCATTATAGAGCTATACAGGAAAGAGCTTACGGGAACTGAGTTAGAATCAACTATAGTTCCAGAAGTGTTCTGGAAATATACCCAGCCAAGTTTATCAATTAGTGTATTGGCTACCCCAGACATCGTAGTGACGTTAGGGTCAACTACGGAACTAAAGCTGCTTCCAAAAAACTCGGTTACATAATTAAATTGTGTGTGCGGAAGAGCCGATGTTAGAAGGAAGTTAGAAAATTCTTCTTTATTGGAAAAACTTCCAAAGGTTTTTCCTAAAGGTCTTAAAACATAATTTTCATAGGTAGTAGGGCTTACGTCCGTCAGATTATTGAAAGGTACGAAGTAGGGGACATACGATTCATTACCGCTAAAAGAAGATACTTGTAGATTGTAAGTTGTCGGCGCTCCAAGCAAGCTTGAAACGTTTCTGGCAAGGTAAAGGATAGACCCAAGTACCCGGTATTGCAAATCTTCCTCAGAACCAAATAGGTTATACTCAGTTGATTCGTAGTACTCAGGAACAATACGTCTGATTACTTCAATGTAATTAGATTTAAAGTGTTGTTGTCCTGCACCTTTATCCGACATTGCCATGGTTATACAAGCTCCGTAGTAAATTCAAAGTTGTTAAGTTGTACAATCTCATTAAAGTTCACGTAAATGTTTTCTGGGAGATTGTTTACTTGGAAGAATCTAATTTCCGGAACAGTTAACATGAAATTGTTCAGTTCTGCCATGCTTATCTTTTCACCGAAAGATAAGTTATCGACATTAAAAAACTCAAGCAATTTATCCGCTGCTTTTTGCTGAATCGAATCAATGAATCTCTTATTAGCTTTATCGATATAAAGAGTTGCTACCAAATCTAACGTTCTGACTACTCCATCAGAGATGACTATATCATCCGTTAACATCTTATAGTTCTGGAAGTAATCTAACAATTCTTTCTTCATCGCCACAGACGCCCGCTCTAGCTGATTGTCCGACGCTTTTGACAGTACGAACAAATCGATAACGTTGGCTGCTGCTCCATTAGTTCGTAACGAAGCCATGGCTTTGGCGGTAGTTCCTCCAGTCCCCACAAAAGAATTAGCAAGAACATTGTAGTCTTCTCCGGTTACTGCTCGGTACTGAGTTCTGAAGAAGTACGGAGCGTATCGTTTTGCGTGAGCTACCGACTCGGGTGG